AGACTATACACATTTCGACCAAACACTATTACTTATGGCATCCCTACTGACCACGATATTGGTAAACAAGTTGGGAGATCTAAGATTGGAGTAGTGTTCCATACGCACTACACTGGCGATTCTCTTGCTGAGATGCAGGCAAGAGCTGGTGCTCCTATTAATACATTCAATAAAATTACTGAATGTGCTGTGATTCCTAATGATACACCTATGGATAGGGTTGGGTTTTCTAAATCAGAGATGCAAAAATTCAACAACTACATCACTAAGATTGAACGCATGTGTGGTATCTGTGGTGATTTCTTAGATGAATTAGTTGCCAAGACAGGTACTACTGGTGATGCTAAATTTCACATCGCATCTTATCTCAAGCAGTTCTTTAATAATGAGATCAAGAATGCTCGTAGTATCTCCAACATCGATGAGACGATGTATGATATGTTGAACTTCTATGAAGAGAAAACAAGTAAAGAACTTGCCAAGATCAAGACAGTTGCGAACCTGACTAAGAAGAGAGAACTTGTATATGGTAGTCAGAACTACGTAGTAGATAATGTATACAAGTTCAAAGCAATGCTTACTTTGTATAAAGAACTGCAAGCAGTCAAGCAAATGGTTATAGATAAACTGGACCACCTGGAAGAGTTTAGAACATACGTTCAAACTGAAAAGGGATATAAGGTTACAACTCCTGAAGGATATGTTCTTCACAAAGATGGCAGCATGATTAAGTTTGTTAATCGCCTGGAGTTTGCATACAATAACTTCACCCTACAGAAGCAATGGCGTTAAATTGTAATACTTGCTACTTTACATTTGGTAGGTTTCAACCACCTACCACAGGACACAAAGATAACTTTGATGGGGTGAGACGTATCGCAGGTAGTCATGACTATCGGATCTATATCTCTCAGACGTTTGATACTAAAGGTAAGAACCCCTTACCACCTGATCGTAAATTGTATTACATGAACTTGATGTTTCCAGAACATCGTGGTAAGATAATGTCAGGACCCAAAGATCCTGTTGCTATTATGCAAGACTTAATGTTGGGGGGATATAATGAAGTTGTATTTTTAGTTGGATCTGATCGTGTTAGTGCGATGCAGTTCTTACACAAATACAATGGCAAAGACTTCTCGTTCAGAAAGATCGAGATACAATCTTCTGGTAGCAGAGATGCTGATGGAGATACCTTTGCTATTTCTGGAACGAAGATGAGACGTGCGGCATTTGCTAACGACTTTAAAACATTTCGTTCTGGTATTCCCAAAGCATTGAATGACAAACAGTGCCAGAAAATGATGGAAGAGATACAAGAAAATCTACCTGCGAATTTTAAATGAAAGATTTCAAGAAACTACGAGAAGAAGCACTACGGCAACAACAGAGACAGGAAGAAATATTTAAAGAAGGTGATGCTGTTATGTCATCACGTACAGGAGAGAAGGGACATCTTCATAGAGTAGGCGGAAACTATGCTATCGTAATTTCTGAAGAAGGTAATATGTTTAGAGAATGGATTAGGAATATTAGATCTATAAATAATACGAGAAGAACCTCCTTGTTAAACGATGAAGTATCAGAAGACAGTCAATAGCGTTAACAATAATGACGAGTTTTCGTCTGAGTTGATGGAAGCATATGGTAAATGGATGGGTGGAGACACCTTCCAGAATACTACCATTAGCGAAGCAGCATTTGATGGTATGCCACAGCAGTCCAATGGTGCTGAAATTGAAGACACTACGGTAAAAGCAAAGAAAGCAAAGAAAACGGTCAAGAAAGAAGAAGTAGAAGTTCTTGAGCGCGAAGAGTATGAGATCGATGGCGAGATTTATGTCATCGAGAAAGTAAAGATGGATGGCGTTGATGACAACGGCAACACCTCATGCTGGAAAGGATATAAGAAGCAAGGCACCAAGAAGAAAGGTGGTAAAGAAGTTAACAACTGTGTAAAAGCAGGTGTTGAATATGAAGGTGATGAACTCACTGAAAAGAAACTTGACCCCGTAGGTAAGGCAGATGCTGACATCGACAATGATGGCGATGTAGATAAGTCTGACAAGTATCTCCACATGCGTCGTAAGAAGGTCTCCAAGATCATTGGTATGTCAAAGAAAAAATGAAAACATTTAGACAACTTCGTGAAGATTGTGGCAGTAGTTGCCCCAAAGACTGCAAGAAGAGTTGCTGCAATAAAAAAACCAAGAAAAAAGAAAAGAGCACTGTAGAAGTCATGCCTACTGTTAATGACGGACAGAAGGGCATGGTTACTAAACCTACTAATGAGTCAAAGAACTATCAGGGTCCTTTGTATGCTCCATGGTCTGCTGTTGTTAAAGGCAGAGGTTTTGATCCGCTAGAAGAATCTTTTGAAACTGGTGTAGCAAAAGCAAGACGCGACTACCGTTCTGGAACACTTTTAAATTTTAAACAGTTCATGTCAAAATTGACATCTATTTTAGACGAGTGGGAGAAATAAATAGTTCATGCTCTATGACATGAACCAATGTTATCCTTTCTACTTCCACTAGCATCCAAAATTATTTCTGATGCTGTTAATAAAATTCCAGAAAATGAAGAACTGGGCGAGAAACTTGTTGAGATCTGTCTTGCTATTCTTGCTAAAGCAGTTAAGTTAACTAAGACTGACATGGACGATCAACTTCTAGAAGTTGTATCGAAAGCGATTGCTGCTCGCAAAGATTCTTGAGAATATAAATAACCATTAGGAAAATAAACGCTGAATAAACATGTCTCTATACGGAAGAACTGACAGCAATGCAAATAAAACCAAAGCTGGTGTAGGCATTGCAGCGTCAAGTCAAGCAAAAACTACAGTCTTCGTTGACGAGACTGAAGCACAACTAAACGAAACCAAGTCCCGTGGTATCACTGGTCCTGGTTGGTGGTCTTATTTCACCTATACTGATTCTTCTGGCGCAACCCGTCATAAGGCAGAGCAACTTATTTTTGTTGCTAATCCTGATGGCACAGAAACTCAGGCAGATGACACTATCGCAGCAGACGTAGCATCGGCAGTTACCATTACGGTTCAACCTGCTAACTCTACATCTTCCTCTGGTGCTGGTACTTACACCCTCACCACTACAACAACAGGAACACCTGGAGCACTTGCATATCAGTGGCAGCGTCAGACTGCAGGCGGTAAGCGTTGGACTAACATCACTGCTTCTCTTGACACTGGCATTACCTATGCAGACTTCACGACAGCAACTCTTGCTTATAGTGCTCTCGCTGCTGATACTCTGGATGGTAACAAGTTTAGAGTCAAGATCACCTCTGCGGGTGGTACTGAAGAAGTAATGTCTGATGGTGCAGCAACACTAACCTTCGGAAGTTGATGAATGAACTTCAATGAATTGACGCCAGACAACTGGCTCTTCTTTGCTATTCAAAATTATAACAACCCGTCGTCAGTAACTTATAGTGATTTTGAAGAAGACTTAAAGAGATTTAAGTATATCAAACGATTACTAAAACGATATGAGACGACGGGTGAGTTAAAAACACATCTTATTTTAAATCATGTGATTGTATTATATAATGTGTTTGGTGACGCAGCAACTCCGTTGTTGTTTTACAAGACAGAAGCAACATATTGGAAACAGATTACTGCTTTCATGTTGTTTCTAAATAGATTACCACTTAACTTTACTGATGCTGACGAAGAATGTCTAAAAAGTCTGAATCTAATTTAAATGAAATGATGGCAGGAGACGGTTCTGGTCTTCAATTGCCACCTGCTTTTGTTATGGTGAATCCTAGACAGCACCGTAAGTATAAAAAGAACAACCAAGACAAAGTTGATGGGCGCACATCCGGCGCTCGTACCCTCTTCGATCGTATACAAAAAAGAAAAATGAAAGAACAACTAGAAACACAAATTGACGAAGCAATTGTGTCCGATACAGAGAGGGCACAGAAAGTTATCCAACAGGGTAAGAAATTGAATCGCCAGAAAGAAATGCAGAAAAAGCGTAAAGAGGCGAAAGAAAAAATGATGAATAAGTCTGGTGAGATGGATACTCTCATGAAGGCACGTATGTCTGACTTTAAAAAGAAGGCAAAGGATCAAGAAAAAAAGGTCCAACAAAAAAATTCTTATGAACCCACAGGTGAAATTATGACTGAAAATCAAGATGTAGTTCAAGTTGCATTAGACGTTGCGACATCAGAACTCAATCCACAAGGTGAAGGATCGTTTGCCAAGGTACAATTTGGCGATGGATCTACACAGAACCTTGATAACTTCTCAGCAAAACGTATTGCTGCTTGCTATGCTCAACTAGATGATAGTCATAAGCAACAGTTCCAGTATCTGCTGAACAAAGATGCTTCTTCATATCAAACTGCACTTAATTTTGCAGTAAGGAATGTATAAATAAGTATTAATACTTACACTTAAATGTAGCACATATGGCATTCGGTCTTGGTAGATTAGCAGTATTAGAATCAAAACTCGATATTTATGAAGACCTCTCCAAAGAGATGCTTGACAAGCTTGAAAGAGCAGTTGGAACAATCTCGGAGAACAGCAACAGAGTTGCTGTAATCTTGGAGCGCCACGAAAATCGTTTGGATGAATCTGAACGTGCCGATAAACTTATCATCGGTATGCTGGAAGAGATGAAGGAAAGACATGATAAGGATCATGAAGTGGTTCAGAATAGGATCAGTAAGATCCAGAAGAAAGTGGATACCAACGCAAAGTTTGTTATCGGTGCAGGAGCAGTCCTCGCGACCCTTGTGGCAGTATTACAAGTGGTTCCACCTCTCGTAAAATTGTTGACACCCCAAGCAAACGCTGCTATTATAAGACCAGCGAATCCCTAGTAGTGAATGTCATTCATTGACGTAAAGTATATACAACTAGTATCCTCTCGTTTGACTCTTTTTAGTCGCAAGAAGGCAGACCTGTATAATTTCAGGTGTCCTTACTGTGGTGACTCACAAAAGAGGAAGAATAAAACGAGGGGATATCTTTTTAAAATCAAGAATGACTTTGTGTTTAAGTGCCATAACTGTGGCATGGGTAGAACACTTTCTAATTTTTTAAAGGACCAGGATATGTTTCTCCATGATCAATATGTCATGGAGAAATTTAAAGATGGTAGGACTGGTAAGGGAACTACAGTACCCAATCCTAAGTTTGAATTCAAAGCACCAAAGTTTGCTAAGAAAGATACAAATCTTGAAAAGATTTCTTCGCTAAATATATCTCACCCGGCAAGAGAATATCTTGAGAACCGAGGAATCAAAGATCTAGATTACTTCTACTATTGTCCCAAGTTTAAAGCTTGGACAAATGAGCAAAAGAAGATGTTTGATACCCTTAGACAAGATAGTGCTCGCATTATTATTCCATTCCGAGACAAAGAAGGTAACCTGTTTGGATACCAAGGCAGATCGCTCGCCCCTAAGGCAAAACTAAGATATATAACGATCATGCTAGACGAAGAACACCCAAAGATCTTCGGACTGGATAAAATACAAGACGACAAACCTGTATACATTGTGGAAGGACCATTTGATGCTACCTTCCTCAGTAATTCTGTTGCTATGGCAGGATCTGATGCTGATGTTAGAACATTTGGTTGGAACAATTACATCTGGGTATTTGATAATGAACCACGCAACAAAGAAATCGTCAACCGAATCTCTAAAGTTATTAGCAAAGGGGATAAGGTAGTCATTTGGCCAAAGAAGATACAGGAAAAGGACATAAACGATATGTTCCTTGCTGGACACGACGTTCAGAACATGGTAGACTCTAATGTCTATGCTGGATTAGAAGCAACCCTTAAATTAAACGACTGGAAGAAAGTATGACAAACGGACATGGTATTAAAGTTCAGAAGCGAGACGGCGCTGTAGAGGCGTTGAACCTTGATAAGATCCATAAGATGGTAGAAGAGGCATGTGAGGGTCTAGGGGGCGGTGTGAGTGCCTCTCAGGTGGAAATGAGTTCGGGTCTCCAGTTCTTTGATGGAATTAAGACAAGCGACATTCAAGAAATCCTTGTTCGCTCTGCTAGTGATTTGATTAGTTTGGACAATCCTAACTATCAGTTCGTTGCTGCTCGCTTACTTTTATTCGCAGTTCGCAAGCAAGTTTTTGGACCTGATTGGGTTCAAGGTTATCCTACGGTGTTGGATCACGCACAGAAATGTGTTTCAACTGGTGTGTATGATGATAGTATCTTGCGTAAATATACTCAGGAAGAGTGGAACAAGATTGATTCCTATATGGATCATGATCGTGATATGTTGTTTACATACGCTGGTCTTCGCCAGGTTGTAGATAAGTATCTTGTTCAGGATCGTAGTTGTGGTGAAATGTATGAGACTCCTCAATACATGTACATGATGATTGCGGCAACTCTTTTCCAAAATTATCCTACAGAGACTAGACTGGATTATGTCAGACGATACTACAACGCAATCAGCAAGCACAAGATCAACATCCCAACGCCAATCATGGCGGGAGTTCGGACACCGCTCCGTCAATTTGCATCTTGTGTTCTCGTTGATGCTAATGACTCCCTCGATAGTATCTTTAGCAGCGATATGGCTATTGGTAGGTACGTCGCACAAAGGGCTGGTATCGGTATTAACGCAGGCAGAATTCGTGGCATCAATTCTAAGATTAGAGGCGGCGAGGTACAACACACAGGCGTTGTCCCCTTCCTTAAAAAGTTTGAAAGCACTGTCAGATGTTGCACTCAAAACGGCATCAGAGGTGGTTCTGCTACAGTTCACTTTCCTATCTGGCACCAGGAAATAGAAGATATTATTGTTCTTAAGAACAATAAAGGAACAGAAGACAATCGAGTGAGGAAACTTGACTACTCAATCCAAATTTCAAAACTTTTCTACGAACGTTTCATTGCGAATGGAGAGATTAGCCTCTTCTCACCGCATGACGTACCAGGTCTCTATGATGCTTTTGGTACTGATGCATTTGACGCTTGCTATGTGGACTATGAATCAGATCAGTCTATTCCAAGAAAGACTATCGGGGCACAAGAACTCTTTCTAGATATTCTGAAAGAGAGAGCAGAGACCGGTCGTCTTTATTTGATGAATATTGACCACTGTAACTCACATTCATCTTTTAAAGACAAAGTTTACATGAGTAATCTTTGCCAAGAGATCACACTTCCTACTAAACCATTAGAGCATATTGATGACCCTAATGGTGAGATTGCTTTGTGTATTTTGTCTGCTGTTAACATAGGTAAAGTATCAAAGAAAGATGAACTAGAAGAAATTTGTGATCTTGCTGTTCGTGGTCTGGAGGAACTGGTAGATTATCAGGAGTATCCAGTAGAAGCAGCAGAATTGAGCACCAAGAATCGTAGATCTCTTGGTATTGGTTATATCGGACTCGCACATTACTTAGCAAAACAAGGAGAACACTATGATGATCCAAAAGCATGGAAACTCGTCCACGACTTGTCTGAATCTTTCCAATATTACTTGCTCAAGTCAAGCAACACCATCGCTAAAGAGAAGGGCAAGTGTGGATATTTTGATCGAACCAAGTATGCAGACGGTATCCTCCCAATCGACACTTACAAGCGTGATATCGATGAGTTCTGTGGAACGGAGTTGAATCATGATTGGGATTCTCTTAGGACATCTATCGCCACCTACGGACTCAGGCACTCAACACTGTCTGCTCAGATGCCATCAGAAAGCAGTTCCGTTGTGTCAAACGCAACAAATGGAATCGAGCCACCTAGAGCCTTTCTGTCCACTAAAAAAAGCAAAAAGGGACCACTCAAACAGATCGTTCCTCAGTATGGTAGTCTCAAGAATAACTACACTCTTCTATGGGATATGAAGGGTAATGATGGATACATCAAAATTGTTGCTGCCATGCAAAAGTTCTTTGATCAGGCAATTTCTGGCAACTGGAGTTACAATCCAGAGAACTATGAGAACAATGAGGTTCCAGTATCTGTCATGGCAGGTGATTTCCTGAAAACTTACAAGTATGGATGGAAAACTTCTTATTACCAAAACACATATGATAACAAAGATGATCTGCAGGAACCAATAGAGGAGAAAAAAGAATCTATCGAAGACTTATTATCCCAAATTCTAGAAACCGAGGAGGAAGACTGTGACAGTTGCAAAATTTAGAACAAATAATCAAATGCGTAGTCAAGTAGATGGTATGACAGTATTCAATACAAGTATTGTTGACAGCACCAAGCAAAAAATGTTCTTTGGACCCCCTCTTGGGGTTCAGAGATACGATAAGTTTAAGTATCCTGTGTTTGATAAACTTACACAGCAACAACTAGGTTATTTCTGGCGTCCTGAAGAGGTATCTCTACAGAAAGATCGCGCTGACTATCAAATTTTAAATGATGCACAGAAACACATCTTCACGTCGAACCTTAAGTATCAAATCCTCCTTGACTCCGTACAAGGTCGTGGTCCTGGCATGGCTTTCATGCCTTATTGCAGCCTACCCGAACTTGAGGGTGCCATGAACATTTGGCAGACCATGGAGATGATCCATAGTCGCTCCTACACCCACATTATCAAGAATGTATACGCTGATCCTTCTGATGTCTTTGATAAAATCTTAGATGATGACAGGATTCTTGCTAGAGCACAGTCAGTTACTAGTGCTTATGATGAGTTTCTACAGGCAGCACAGGAATGGGGTGCTGGTAATCAATGGGAACATGCTTTGGATGAAGTTCCAACAGCACAGATAGAACTTCGTGAACTCAAGCGTAAATTGTATCGTGCTGTGGTCAATGTCTATATTCTAGAAGGCATTCGTTTCTACGTATCATTTGCTTGTTCATTTGCTTTTGGTGAACTTAAACTTCTCGAAGGATCTGCTAAGATTATTGGTCTCATTGCTAGAGATGAGAGTCAACACATGACTATTACCAAGAACATTATCAAAAAGTGGTTGGAAGGTGATGATCCTGAGATGGTTGAGATTGCTAAGGAAGAGGAAGAGAATGTCTATCAGATGTTCCGTGAGTGTGTAGAAGAAGAGAAGTCTTGGGCAGAGTATTTGTTCCGAGATGGATCTCTTATTGGTCTTAATGACAAACTTCTTGCTAAGTATGTTGAGTGGACTGCTAATCGTCGTCTAAAGTCTATTGGATTGAAGGCAATCTTTGATACTCCTGTTAGTAATAACCCTCTTCCATGGACAGAGCACTGGTTATCTTCTAAAGGTATGCAAGTTGCTCCTCAGGAAACAGAAGTAGAATCATATTTAATTGGGAGCATTAAGCAAGATGTTGAAAAAGATACGTTCGCTGGTTTTCAGTTGTGACAAACTACTCTTTACCTGGTTGGAGGGAAGACCTCCTACAGACAAATCTACCCAGTCAGGAGGAGAGAGATCTCCTCTCAAGGGGTCCGTCAAGTCTAGCAAAAGCATTTCAACTACAGGCAATAAAATACAAATACGTGACCCATGGGATTAATAATTGACGATCTTGCTAAGATTATTCGTAAGCATCAAAAAACTCTACCATGTGTAGAGCCATTAGATGTTGATGATAAATTTGAAAAAGTTTATAAGGAAACTGAAGATGGAAATCTAAACATTCATAATGAAATGTTTAGTTGTACTGGTTTACGCAAGGTACACTTAGAGATTGCTACTCTAGGACCACTTGATATCTTACATTGTATCTGGTATCCAGATCCTGAGTTTAATTTGCCAATCTTTGGCGCAGATATTGTTGCTAATAACAATAATGTTAGTGCTGCTATCACAGATATCTCTCCCGTAGATGGTATCGGTCATCTAATATATGATGATATTGCTGACATCAGTAGATTTTTTAGTTTTGAGAATAACAGGGATGTACCTTCATGGGGCAACATCTTTTCTCCATACTGTAAGTTTGCTAGTCTGAGAACAGACGATGAAAGAAATACTTTCTGTCGTGTTGTTGATCAATATCTAGATGTATATGCTGGTGCTGTATGGAGATCTGATAGAGATAACTATGGAGCAGATTTAAGATACGACGGGCAGATACAATACTGTAAAAATCAAAAACTTAACGACAAAACTAGACGCATCCTTGCCAAATATTTTGGTGACGTGTGGGCTAATGATTATATCAATCAGATCTTATTTGACGAACCATAAATATTAGAGGTTAAATCATGAGTATGTGGCAGAAAATAAAGAGTATCCAAATCCCTGGATCTATCATGGCAGCGTCTTTGACGGGTCTCTTATTGGGGACAACTATGGTTTTGTTTACAAAATTACCTGTAGCACCACCAACCGTTCCTACATCGGTAGAAAATACTTCTGGCAAAAACGAAAGCCTAGAAGTAATAATACTACTGGCAAGCGGCGAAGAGTTACAAGTGAGAGTGACTGGAGAAAGTACTTTGGAAGTTGTCCAGAGCTTAAAGAGGATATTAAACAGTATGGACGGGAGTCTTTTGCTAGAGAAATCCTCTCCTTACACACCACACCAGGACGAGTCAACTACGAGGAGACCCGCCAACTCTTCTTACACAGTGTTCTGACGGAAAGCTTGACAGATGGCACCCCTGCCTTCTATAATGGCAACATCCTCGGACGCTACTACCGTAAAGATTATTTTGAGTATGATGAAACGAATTCTGGCATTGACAGCACTGACACTAACTAGTTCTGCTTGTGCATATCCTTCTATTACTGAGATTGATTCTCCCCCTGCTGTAGAAGTTCCTATTATACAGTATGAACTCACATGGAAATGCGAAGATTGTACTCCAGAAGAGCAGTTTGTTCTAGAAGAACTTCAGGAACAAACTAAAATCAAAGATCGTAATGCCCTTGCTACGATCATGGGTAACATTAAGCAAGAGAGTAAGTTCATCTCCAACATTTGTGAAGGTGGTGCTCGCGTATCCTACACTGAATGTAAGGTTGGTGGATATGGTTTGATTCAGTGGACTAGTATTGGTCGCTACAAGGGTCTTGGTAACTTCTGTGCTAAATATGTGTGCGATCCCAGTAGTCTGGAAGGTCAGACTCGCTGGATGATTAACGAACCTATCTTTCAACGTGTCCTCCCACAATTTGAAGGCGGTGGACAGACTGTATCTTACTATATGAAACCTGCTTACTACTGGTTGGGATGGGGCATCAAAGGCAACCGTGAAATCTATGCATATGACTACACTAAAAAAATGGTTTTAGCATGACATATCCAGCACCAATATATCTCAAGGATGATCCTTGGTTTGGTTCTGCTACTTTTTCTCTCCACCAAAAAGAATATAAACTTGCTTACGATCAAGCAGTAGCAGAAAATCTTTTACTTGTTGATACCTATACAGAAGTAAAAAATATACATCAGGTGATGTATGATATTGCCACTGTTAATGGCAAGACTACCACACAACTCAATCCTATTGGTTGGATGTCTGGTATAAGTTAGGCAACTAACTTTTTTTGTCTCAGTAGCTCAGATGGATAGAGCAATTCACTTCTAATGAATTGGTCGGGGGTTCGAGTCCCTCCTGAGACGCCTTGTCGGTATGGCGGAATTGGTAGACGCGCCAGGTTTAGGTTCTGGTGTCTTATGACGTGGAGGTTCAAGTCCTCTTACCGACACTCGCTCGAATAGCTCAGAGGTAGAGCACCTCCTTTACACGGAGATTGTCGGGGGTTCGATCCCCTCTTCGAGCATTACTCATATGAGGTTAAATGCTTACTAATGTTATCTGCAAGATGTAAATTATGCAACAAAGAACTGACAAGCAATAGCAAGGTTCAGTTCTGTGGGTGTCCAAATCAGATGAAGGTTGTGGACGATACCGTGGGAGCAATTGATCTAGGTCAAGTGGTTCTAACGAAACATGACAATAATATTAAATATCATGGTATCCTGACACCGGATGACCTAAAATACCAGGAGGAACGACGCCAACGCAAGGTCCGCCGTATCACTTTTGAGGAACGCTAATGATTAATCTAGACGCTCGTTATCACGAATACTTACATAGTAACAAATGCTTTACTATCGATGGAGCATGTGAAAAAGTAATCGCCTACGGGTGGACAGATGATGGAGTGACCATTAATGGGTATTATGTCTTGACAAAGAACTATAAACTCCAGTATAATATGAAAGAACAATGTATTTCGATGCAGCAACGCATCGGAGTATAATCAACCTACTGAATATGAAAATTTTCCTAGACACTGCTGACTACGAAGCAATTGCCGACCGCTATAAGACTGGTCTAGTTGATGGTATCACTACAAATCCTACACTAGTTCGCAAGTCCGGTGTAGACTATGTGGAGTTCATTAAAACACTAGCAACTAACTTTGCTTTTGAAAGCATCTCTGCTGAAGTAGAAGGTGACTCTTGCTTTGAGATGCTTACCAATGCTATTAAGTATCGTGATATTGCTGACAACGTTACGATCAAACTGCCTCTCACTGTAGAGGGTCTAAAGGCATGTAAAGAACTCACTGCTCAAGGTGTCGAAACTAACGTCACCTTGTGCTTCAGTGCTGCTCAGGCAGTGATGGCAGCAAAAGCAGGTGCCACATATATCTCACCTTTCGTGGGTCGTATGAATGATAATTCCTTCAGTGGTGTTGAACTGGTTCGTGCTATCTCTGGTCTGTACTGTGCTCATGGTGTTCGCACAAAGATCCTTGCTGCCAGTTTGAGAGATGTCCACCATGTCTCGCGTTGCTTCCTCTATGGTGCTAATGTATGTACATTGCCACCTGCTGTGTTTGACAAAATGTATAACCATGTCCTGACCGATTCTGGTCTGGCAATTTTTGAAAAAGATTTTAAGGAGATCAATGGTTGAAGTTCCGTTTGCTGAATTTGAAAAAGACTTCGATGCTTACATGGATCGCATCGAAGCAGGTGAATCCTTTATAGTTCGTAAACCAGATGGAACTGCTGTCATGGCAGTCCCTGCTGAAGAATATAAAGAACTAGCAGATCAGGTTACTGATACTGACTGGGAAGATATGATGACAACACATGATGATGCTAGTTAAAAAGTTAATCGCTAAGTACGTCTCTCTAATTCAAAAGATTCCAGAGAGACACTACTGGCCTATCTTCGTGTTCCTGTCCCTATACTTCATCGTTCCGATGAGTGAGATCACAGTTACACTAGCAGCAATTCTTTACTTCAAGTTTGAAAAGAAGATTGCTCCTGTGGTAGGTAAACTCACCAAGAGATTGCCTAACTGGTTAAGGTTTGGTGGTGGTCTCATCTTCTTCCTTGTGATGATTGATGATACCTTGTTCTACTTTGCCTTGATTGCTCTAGCATTCTGGAGCAGCAAGCAGGTCAGAAAGAAAACTGTCCCACTCCCTTTACATGACGATGAGGAGGTGCTACAATATGGAAGTAACAAGGAACCTGATGAAACCAACAGTAATTCTTGAGAGATCTCCCTACCGCTATGTTCAGTGCGGTCTTCTAGAGATCAATGGTAGACCTGACTACCGCATTCAAAAAATGAATGAATGGACTAAGCGTTATACAGACATGTATTTCCTTGACAATCAGATGCAACTCGACACTTGCCTTGAAGATCTAGAGTATACCAAATGGTTAGACCCTGATCCAGATGTATGTGCCTATCGTAAATTCAATTCTGTGAGAAATCCCTATGTCAATTAAGTCCCATCTTGAAAAAGCAGAAGATTCTGCACGTCAAGCACTTATCAATGCTCTTGCTGAGGGCGAAGATTATTATCTCACTGACCTCTTTAATTTATTAAATGATGTTCGTGAGTTAAATCAAAAAGTTGGTAATACTATTCGTTTTACTGACAACTCATCACAATGGGAAAGTGACAGACTTGAATACAATTTCAATCTGACATCTGATTATCTCGACCGTCCTGGTGGTGATATGGATGCCCTAGATAACGTTCTTGATTTCCCCAAAGGAGACATCGTTATCAATAGAAATGATGATGATACTATCACCTTCAGTTAGTCTCGGTATGACTTAAAACTAGCCCTGGTGCGGGTGAAGTCTTTCGCCGCCTGGTTTCTTACTTCCAGTTAAAGAGTAAGTGGTGGTGCCAAAACCCCTTCCGTGTGGCTGTTTTCTTGTTTAGCAGTTAAAATAATAAAACAAGTGGCGTGCATGTGCTCCGGGAGGTTTGACCACCTCCCTACATGCGGGTGTAGCTCAGATGGTAGAGCGTCAGTTTTCCAAACTGAATGTCGTCGGTTCAAGTCCGATCTCCCGCTTTAATAAATACTTCTAGCTTAGAAATAGTGTCTTCAGGACTGGAAGTATGTCAAAAATTCTTGCAAACCAAATTGCCAACTACGGGGATAACTCTCCAGTAGAGGTAAAGGAGGGTGTAAATATTCCTGCTGGAAAACCACTACAGGCAGCAGGTAATGCTGGTACTTCTGGTCAAGTCCTTACAGCAACTCCTACTTCTATTGAGTGGGCGACACCTTTTGATGGTAGTTATCTTACTCTTACAAATAAACCTACAATTCCAGCAGCACAAGTAAATGCTGATTGGAATGCTAGCGGTGGTAGTGTTGCTGCTATTTTAAACAAACCAGTTATTCCGGCACAACCTAGTATTGTAACTAATGCCGCAGGAACTTCTGCGTTGGCATATAACCAGGCGAACGGAGAATTTACATTTACTCCACCAGATCTTTCTGGTTATGCTGCTAATACTAATGTAGCAAATTGGGATACGGCATACGGTTGGGGTGATCATGCTCAAGCAGGATATGCTGCTGTAGCAAATGCTGCTAACTGGGACGTAGCATATGGTTGGGGTGATCATGGAGTTGCTGGATATCTCACTGCTGAATCTGATACTTTACAATCAGTAATGGCGCGAGGTGCTACTACTTCTGTTCAAATTATTGCTAATGCTGGTGTTAGAGCTGATATTCTTGGCGTTGGTGGTGGCACTGGAAATGGTGATGTCCAATTACAACATAATGATGTAAGTAATGTATCAACACTACAACATCTTAATGTTAATGGATCTCTTGAGATTAAAAGTGTTGCTGGTATTAATCTTAAACCTGGAAGTGCATCTGGTAATTCTGTAAATATCTACCATGATATTGATGGGTCTACTGAATTACTAAGAATTCAAACAACAGATACTGGTGTTGATATTTCTGGTAATCTTAGTGTTTCTGGCACAGTAAGTGGTGTTGATATTGAAGATCTAGATAACGTTAATATTGCTGGTGGACTACAAGATCAGCAAGTTCTTAAATGGGAAGCGTCGTCATCATCCTGGAAACCTGCTAATGATTTAGTTGGTGGTGCTAGTGGTATTGCGTTTAACGATCTTTCTGTTGTTGAAAATGCTGTAGGAACAGCAGCACTATCTTATAATGATACTAACGGAGTCTTTACATACACACCACCTGATCTTACTCCTTATCTAACAACAGAAACTGATCCTATCTTCTCCGCTCATGTAGCATCTGGTATCCTACAGACAAATATTAATCAGTGGACGGCAGCATATGGTTGGGGCGATCATTCTACTGCTGGTTATCTAACATCTCTTGGTGATGCTGGTGGAGTTACTACTGCTAAGATTACTGAATGGGATACAGCATATGGGTGGGGTGATCATAGTGTTGCTGGATATTTAACAGCAGAAACACAAACATTAGATGCTGTATTAACACTCGGAGCAACAACTACACAAGATATTACTACCACTGGTAAAGTATATTTCTCTAATAACTTTGCCACGCTTGGAGATCTTCCAAGTGCAACTACCTATCATGGTATGTTCGCTCACGTTCATGCTGAAAATCATGGATACTTTGCACATGCTGGTGCCTGGACGCAACTAGTAGATACTGGTTCTAACTTAAGTGAACTTGCTGATGTTGCTACTACAGCACCAAGTACCAGTGATGTTTTGACATGGGATGGTGCTAACTGGGGTCCTGCTGCTCCTACTGGGGGAGGCGGTGGTGCTAATGTAACCATCTCAGACACTGCTCCTGGATCTGCTAGTGCCGGTGATCTTTGGTGGGAAAGTGATAAGGGACGCCTAAAGATTTACTACAATGATACTGATAGTACACAGTGGGTTGATGCTTCACCTCCACTAACAAATGAGAACGTGCCTGTATATGTTGGTGAAGTCACTCTTTATAATTCTGGAACCCAAGTTAGTTGGGAAGGTAATAACGGTGTGACAGTATCTGTTAGAACTGCTGAAGGTGGTGGTGGATTCCAAAGTGATTATGTTAGAGTCAGTTTCCCAACAGCATTCTCTGGTCTCAATGATTATACAATCCAAGCTACGGTATATGATCCTGGCACAGTGGGGCATGTTTACGGACACTCTATTCGTAAAACTCACCCACAATATTTTGATATGTTAATTTATAACTTGACATCATCTGCTAATGCTACACAGGCATCAGTTGCTGTTGCTGTCTACGCAATCTAAATACTACGGAAGGAGCATCTTAAGAAATGGCAATTAATTTTCCCTCAACAGCAGGGCAAGCAGTAGATGGAACATTTACCTATGTTGTAGCAGGTATTACTTACTCGTGGAATGGTGAGAGTTGGACTGCTGCAGGATCAGGTGCCACTGCTACTGATAGAACTGTCTTTAGTGCTACTAATGCTTCTGCTTCGGGTGGTGGTTCATTAGCATACAACTTTAATGATGGCGTATTTACTTTTACTCCTCCAGATCTTTCGTCTTATCTGACATCCACTGGTGTTCTTAATACACATACCGATGTCAACCATGGCACTCCTTCTGATGGAGATGTGTTAGCATGGAACCAATCAAATCTTAAGTGGGAAAATACTGCTGCTGGAATTGGTGGTGGACTCGATGCTGATTTCTTAGACGGACAAGAGGGATCTTACTATCTAAACTCTACCAATCAAATTGCTGGCACATTACCTGCTGCTAGACTATCAGGATCTTATAATATTAGTGTTGATGGATCTGCTGGATCGTTAGCATCACTATCTGATGTTGGTAATGTTGTAGAGACAACTCTTACTACAGGACAAGTTCTTAGTTATAATGGTAGTAATTGGGTTAATCAAGATGCTCCTAGTGTTAGAAAAACTATTTCTTATACTGCTACTGGAATTCAAGATAATGTTGCTACCAACATTTCAATTACAACACCAAAAACATATGCTCTATTGAAGATAGAAACATCCCATGCTGTTTGGGCGACATTGTATTCTGATACAACTAGCAGAACAAATGATAGTACTAGATCAGAAACTACTGATCCAGTTCCTGGTTCTGGTGTGTTAGCAGAAATTGTAACTACATCTGCTGCAACACAGTTGATTACTCCAGGAACAGTTTGTTTCAATAGTGGTGGATCTAACACTACGTATGCTAAAATTGTTAATAAGAGTGGCAGTCAAGTAAATTTACAAATTACATTAACTTTAGTTCCATTAGAGGCTTGATATGGATAAACAATATGTTGTAACTCTCCATGATAAAAATGATCTGGAGCACTTTTATAATGAGATGCAACTTACTGGGTTTCCTTTAGTGTTGAAGCGTCCTATGAGTAGGAACACACACTATATTATGACAGAAGAACAGGCAGAAATATTACGTCAAGATCCTAGAGTATGGGGAGTCGAAGCAGTAGATAGTTTCCAAATTAAACGACAAGTTGTTAACAACGAACCTTATAATATTATTGGAGATTTTTGGAAAGCGGATACTGTAGGTCCAGCAAGTGTAAGTTCTACTGATTTACAGTGGGGACATATTCACTGTGCTGGAGATCAAGCACAGAGAGGTAAGGGACAATTTGGTCCTATCGCTTCTGGATATTCTTATGAAAAAGTAAATGGTAATGTAGATATATTCAATAGTGGTAAACATGTTGATGTAGTTATTGTAGATGATCCTGTATCTTATGATAGTGAAGAGTGGTATAGTCCATCATCTAATCAAACAAGGTTTGTTCAGTATCAATGGTTCACTGAATTAAATACTGCTGTTGGATCTATAGATGATGACGGACAGTCATTGCCTACAGGAACTATTACATATGGTACTAACTCTGCTACATCTCAGTTCCATGGCAATCATGTAACAGGAACAGCATGTGGTCAGCATTATGGATGGGCGCGAGAAGCAAACATTTATAATATGGCAGTTACGGATCCATGGCCATCGGGTCAGCAGGTAGGTGCTTTACTTATATTTGATTACCTTAGAGCATTCCATTTAAATAAATCTATCAATCCTGAGACTGGAAAGAAAAATCCTACTATTACTAATCATAGTTATGGTGGTATTAGATCTATGCCAAATGATAACTTACAATTTGCTGATGTAACTGCAGTTAATTATCAGGGAGTTCCATATGATGCTGGAGTACCTGGACCATCCGGTTGGACACAAGCAGGTCTTGAAGCAGATTTTGGGTTAGTATTTGGAGTTGATACATATCCTTCATATTCTTCTGCTGTTGCTGCTGATGTTCAAGATGCTATTGATGATGGTGTAGTTGTTATTGGTGCTGCGGGTAATGATAATTTATTGATGTCAACAATATATCCATTTGTAAGTGAAGACTGGGATAATACTGTAACTATTACCGGCACAGGAACAATATATTATAATAGGGGAGCATGGCCTATTACACATGATACTGGTGCTATCAGTGTAGGTGCTTTAAGTAAGCAAGCAGATTTTAGAAGATCAACTTATACACAATATGGTCCTGGTGTTGATATTTTTGCTCCTGGTGATAATATTCTTTCTGCTTATGGTAATACTGGATTAAATGATTCAAAATATACACAAGGATCTGGAAATTTCTTTTATCCTATTCAGGGAACTAGTATGGCATCACCTCAAGTATGTGGTGTAATTGCTTGTCTTGCTACAGGTAAAGAAAGAATGTCTAATACTGTTGTAAAGGGATACTTAAATCAATATAGTATTGATAATGATATGACTTTCGATCTTAATGGTGGAGGATTGGATGACAATACATGTCGCCAGGGAAGTCCTAACAAGTATCTTCATATTGAAAACCCAAGACGTGTATTTGGATATTTGCGTGAAGTAGAGGGTAATAGATCCACTGGACTTACCTTCCCTAGGACTGCTACATTTAATAGACCAGCTCCCGCACCAGTCCCACCAACAACACAAACATACACGTTTACTGTAGGTAATAGCGGAGCATCACATTATATAATTACTGGAAGTGACTCTACTAGAACACACATTAATGCTAATGATCCAGCAATTAACTGTAATGCCGGTGATACATTAGTATTTAATGTGAGTGCTTCTGGTCATCCATTCTATGTAAAGACATCTGCTACTACTGGAACAGGCAATCAAGTTAGCACTGGAACTATTACCGGACAAGGGACTGTTAATGGTGCTGTCACATGGGATACCACTGGAGTAACACCTGGAACCTACTATTATATCTGTCAGTTTCATGGTGGCATGGTAGGACAGATCATTATATCGTAAGGCATAAATAAACAAGAGCACTAGTATTCATTGGTAGTTAAATGGCTGACCGCTTTCCGTTAATTGTTAATGCAATTTCAAAGAAGATTGAGGAAATTGTATCAGGAGACAATTTAGAATTAACTGGCAACGGGATTGTTGTTAGTGGCGATACTGGTGCTGGTAAGTATTTAAGTAGCGATGGAACTACCGTATTCTGGAATTCTCCTGGTGATGTTTACTTAACACAAACACAAACATTAACTAACAAAACGTTAGAAACTTGTTCACTTTCTGGATCTCTTAATAATGTAACAAACCTTCCAAATAGTTCTCTTGTAAACTCTGGAATTACAATTAATGGATCTACTATTTCTCTGGGCGGAACTGTAATAACCCCTGATAATAACACTACTTATGCTATCGCTGCTGTAGATGGATTATCTGCTAATGAGAAAATTTTAAGATTGACATCTGGTGGAAATTCTGGAGCAGGAATTAATGATGATATTATTATTGGAGTAGGAGCTCCTTCAACTATTCCTTCTGGGTCTAATGCTCTTAGTTTACTGATTGATAGATCTGGTGATGAAATAACTATATCTGGTACAGTAGTTGATAATAATACTATTACCACTTTAGAATCTGGTACTGGTGGAAGTCCTGTTACTGGTGCTGTGGTTCTTTCTGCTGGAAATTTCACTACAATATCACAATCTGGTAATAATATTACTATTACTGGTCAAGATACTGATACAGTTACAAGACTAAGAGCAACTACTGGACAATCTTATAACCCCGGAGATTTTACTTTTCTTTCTGGTGGAGCTACAAATGTAGTTCAGGGTGTTGATGGTAGCAGCAACCCAACTATTACAATTAGTTCTACTGATACTGTAACTAGATTGAAAGGTGGTTCAACCGGCACTTTAACTTCTGGTGATATTACTATTACTGGTGGAACAAATGCTACGGTATCTCAGTCGGGAGGTGTGATTACTGTTGCTAGTACAGATACAAATACTGTTACTCAAATTGCTGCTGATTCAAACACACTTAGTTCGGGTGATTTTAGATTTGCGGGTGGTGGCGCTACAAGTTTAAGTCAGAGTACTTCAAACGGTGTAACAACAATTACTGTTACTTCTGCAAATGATGATACTGGTGCTTCTCTTGGTGCTAGCGGCGGTCTTATTCTTGATAATGGTTCCTTTAAAATAAAGAACGCTAGTAATTTTAGTGGTAACACTATTTTAAAATGGGACTCTGGTAATTCTCAGATTGCTGATAGTTTAATTACAGATGATGGAACTACAATTACTATTGGTGGAGACTTAGTTGTCTCTGGTACACAAACCATTCTTAATACATCTGTTCTTCAAGTTGAAGATAATAGTATTGAACTGCGAAAAGGCAATAATCTTACCGGATCTGATGGTGGTATACAACTTAATCTAACAACAAATTCTACTGGTGCTGTCACATCTTACAATCAATTACAATGGTATAATGCTGGCGGATATTGGAGATCTTGGGATGGATCGGTTGATAATCGTTTTGTAACAGAAAATGAAACGCAAGTTCTTACAAATAAAACTCTTACCTCTCCAACATTAACTGCTCCTTCAATTGGTGCTGCAACTGCTACAAGTATTAATGGTCTTGAGATTACTACTACAGCATCTGCGGTTCTGGAGATTGCTTCTTCTAAAACTGTTGAAGTCAGCAGAAGTTTAGACCTTACAACAAACCAACCAGACGTTTCTACTTCTGTCAACTTCAGAGTGGGTGGTAATGTTGCGTATACATCTGATACTCTCGCAACATTTTCTTCCACTACGTCTACACAGATGCGTGGTTTAATCACTGATACTACTGGTCTTGATAGACTTGTTTTCCAAACAAGTCCTAATTTATTAACAAGCATTACCACTTCATCTACGACCTTTTCTCTATTAAATGCTACTGCAACATCTATAGATTTTGGTGGTGCTACTCAAGCAATGAGTATTGGATCTTCGTCTGGTACTACGACAATTAATAATAGTCTAGAGGTTATTAAATCTTTAACTGTTGGTACTGGAATTTCTGATAATATAGTACTCAATGGAACAGTTAATTCTGCTAATGCAGACATTTTAATCAGAGGAACTCTTACTGATCCTATGTCAGTTGGTAGAGGGGGTGGCGGTGTAGGTTCAAACACCAGAGTTGGTGTTGGTGCCCTACAAAATAACAGTTCTGGTTCGCAAAATACTGCTTTCGGTTATCAAGCATTATTTACAAATAATTCTGGTGCAGGTAACACCGCTTTTGGTTTTGAAGCACTTAGAGCTTGTGGTGTTGGTAATACTAACGTTGCCATTGGACCATTAGCACTGCGTGTTCTTACTGAAGGGGATAATAATATTGCTATTGGTAGAAGTACTTTAGAAACTGCTTCTGCTGGTAATTCTAATGTTTGTATCGGACATTATGCTGGACATAGTGCTACTGGCAGTGGCAATGTTCTTATTGGTCCAGCAGATAATGAAAATACAACTGACGTTACATTTAGACCACCAAATCCATCTGGTAATAGGCAATTAGTTATTGGATCTGGAACTAATGCTTGGATTAAAGGTGATTCTAATTTTGATGTAACATTTGATAATGATGTTCGTGTTGTTGGTGATACAACCGTTGAGGGTAATTTGATTGTTAATGGTACTCAAACTATTACCAAGTCAAATATTGTACAAATTTCTGATAAGAACCTTGAACTGGCAGCAGTTGTTAGTACTCAGTTCCAAGCAACTTGTATTTCTGGAAATGCTACTATTAATGGAGTTACACCAACTACTGGACTAATTCCTGGAATGGAAGTTCAACCCACAACAGTTGGATTTAACTTCCCATCTGGAACTAGAATTGTTTCTATTACTGGAAACAGTGTTGTTCTCAACAACAACGCAGCAGCTGATGGTTTATGTTCGTTTGATGCTATTGGACCTTCTGATTTATCAGCAGACGGTGGTGGAATTACAATCAAGAGTTCTGCCGGTGATAAAACATTGTCTTGGGTCAACCAATATACTGCTTGGACATCTTCGGAAAACTTTGATCTTGCTAGTGGAAAACAGTATAGAATTAATAATGTCAACTTCTTAACATCTACTCAGATTGGTCCGTCAACTGGAGTTATCGCACTTGGTGCTGGTGTAACAACATCATCTTTGACTTCTGTTGGAACTTTAACTGCTCTAACAGTGTCTGGTAATGTAAGTCTAACGGGAACAGGATATATACAACTACCTTCTGGAACTGATGCTGAAAGACCTGGATCTCCAGCAGAAGGTATGCTACGCTGGAATGATACATCAAATGTATTTGAAGGATATAATGGTACTGCTTGGGGAGCAATTGGTGGTGCTGTAGAAGTTTCAAGTAGTGCTCCTTCTAATTCTGTGGAAGGAGATCTTTGGTATGATTCTGATGATGGTCGTTTGTTTGTATACTATAACGACGGATCCACAACTCAGTGGGTTGATGCCTCACCAAACGGAACACCAACTGATCTAGTTGTTTCTGGAGATATTACTCCAGATGTTGATAATTCAAGTAATCTTGGTTCACCAACTAAGCGTTGGGCAAACATCTACTCTGCTGACCTTCAACTATCTAACGAGGGTGCTGCTAATGATGTAGATGGAACGTGGGGTCAATACACAATTCAAGAGGGTGAGGAAGACCTGTTCCTGATAAATAGAAGGAGCGGTAAGAAGTACAAATTCATGCTTCAGGAGGTAAACTAATGGCACTATATGTCAACGGCACAAAGATGTTAGGTGCCCTTGCTAGTGATCCAACTAGCAACAACACTGAAGGAGATCAATACTTCAATACTGTAGAGAATGCTTACAAAATATATAATGGCACTGAGTGGGTAGAGATCTTTACTGACTATGTTCCATCAGGTTCCACCACACTGGGTTGATAAATGGCAAACGAATATTTAAAGAGAACTCCTACCAGTAGTGGTAATAGAAGAGTATTTACATATGCTGGATGGTTTAAGAAAAGTAATGCTGATGGATCAACTCGTTTTGATATATTTAATGCATACAATAGTGGTTTACAGCAAGAAGAAATTGGATTTAGAGCAGATTCTTTACGATATCTGAGTGGTGGTTCAACACTTTATGGATTTGATACTACCAATAAGTATAGAGATACTGGTAACTGGTTTCATATAGTTTTTGCTTTAAACACTACATTAGAAAGTGAAAGAAAAAGAAGTCTTATTTACATTAATGGTGTAGAAGTTGATACAACTACAAGCGGTGGAATTGGTGCTTATGTTGCTAAAAACTTTGATAGTATTGCATTTAATGTTGTAGGTAAAGAGCATAATGTTTTAGCCAGAAAATATAGTTCTAGTGGCAGAGATTATGCAGAAGGCGGAGCATTTGATATTTTCTTCGTAGACGGTCAAGCACTCACACCAGATGTGTTTGGTTTCTATAAAGATGGAGACGGTTATATGTCTTCTGGAACTGAAAAAGCAACTGATTTTAGACCAGGACAATGGAGTCCTAGAGCACCAAAGTCAATCAAGTATACGATCAATCGTAGTGGTGGATTTGGTGCCAATGGATTCTATCTGCCTATGAATGATAGTTCTAATCCTGGTGCTGACTTCCACTGTGATCCTA